TTATAACGTCACTCCGCCTTTTAGAGGATTCAGTGCGACGGCATTTTGCAGGTAGTCAGGCGCAAGGTGCGCATAGGCCATCGTCTGCTGAATGCTCGCATGTCCCAGAATCTGTTGCAGTGCGATTATATTGCCCCCATTCATCATGAAATGGCTTGCGAATGTATGCCGCAGGATGTGGGTTGCCTGATTGGGTGGTATATCTGGCTTCACTCTGCGTAAAATCCCGCAAAACTTCTCATAATCAACTTTGAATAATTTAGCGCTGGCCTCCTCTTTAACTTTTTTCTCCAGTTCCTCAGAAATCGGCACGGTTCGCTTTTTACCGTTTTTGGTTTTCAGGAAGGTAACCCTGCAATTTGTAATCTGTGCTGGTTTTAGCGTGGCAACTTCCGTCCATCTTCCTCCAGTGCTCAGACATAAAAGTGCGACAAGTAAGTCATCACCATCCAAAACATTTAACAGTTTTTCGATTTCTGCTTTTTCCAGGAACGTCATTTCAGGGTTGGCCTCCGCCAGTGGCGGCAGTCCGTGAATTGGGTGTTGCCCGGAAAATTCATCCAATTGAATTAATTTTGTGAACATGCCGGATAATCGGTACATGTCACGGTTTATCGTTGCGGCACTGATACCATCACGTAGTCGCATGGAACGATAATCCATCAAAGCTCTTTTGCTCATCCGGCTCACTGGTATATCACCTATGCCGCTGATGGTTTTGAGCAGATGATTAAACTCTTTTGTTCCATGCTCGTGGTTTTGCCCGTGATATTTCCACCAGATGTCCAGCAACTCACTCAAAGTTCTGCGATCTGCTCGCTGACCTGCCCATTCTTTCTGGCTGGCGTAGGCGATTGTGTATCGCTCAAATGCTACAGCCTCAGCTTTTCTTTCAAATTTCCTGCGGATGCGTTTTCCGTCGCGACCGCGAGGTCTAATGTCCACTTCATAGCGTCCATCATCGAGCTTCTTAATTGACATAAGAAAGCCCTCTGACGCTGTATTCACCATCTTGGTAACAAATAGTGAAAATGTAATGTTTATAGAGTGTTAACCAGTCTGTTTTTCGGAGTGGTCTGATTCTGTTGGTTTTTGCCCAATGTGTGCGAGAGCCGGCGCGATCTGACCAGCTTGTGGTGACGTATCACCAGTCATTAACCAGAGCGTATATTTTTTAAATAAAGGCGTATTTGTGACTCGCATAACGATGCTGAGACCAGGGTCTTTATGCCCACTTTCGTAATTTTTGACTGTTCCTAGAGCTATCCCGCTAATTTCGCTGAATTTCGCCTGTGTTAAGCCTTCTGCTTTCCTAATCGCTTTCAGTTTTTCGAATGTCTGCATTTGACAGTAACCTATTGGTGACTTATATTCCCGTCAAAAGGTTGTGTATTGGTGACCTTTTGAGTGTGTTAGCCAGTCCCTAGAAAGGACAGGGGCGACCTAGAAGGGACTGGATCTAATAAGGGTAACACGAAAGCAAAAAGGGCTAATCAATGGAAGTCAATGACTATGTGATTCAGTACCCGATTGATGCGGTACATACGGTTAAGTTTGCAGAGTTACTTGGTAAGCCAGAAACGGCTGTAGTCAAGATGGTAAAAGAGAATAAATTGCCAGTTATTGAGCTTCGTGATCCAAGTAAGCCGAACGCTCGTGTCGGTGAGAAGTGGGTTTTCATTCCAGAGTTTAATCGCGCTGTACGAGAGGCGTTTTATAACCGACCAGTTGAACAGCGTGATGCATGGCTTTTGTGGATGGGGTTGTGATTATGAGTGAACCGCGTTGTATTGCTCAGTTACTGCGTAACGAAAGCCCCAGGGCGATTGACTTCACCATCACCCACGGTAAGGGGCGTAAGGGAATCATTATCCGCACCAAAAAACAGAGTCCGTTAAAAAAGGCTCTGACCTTTCTGAAAAGCCGGAGGGTATGGGAATGACAGTGATGACGCTCAATCTCGTTGAAAAACAGCCAGCAGCTATGCGCCGGATAATTGGTAAGCATCTTGCCGTTCCTCGCTGGCAGGATACATGTGATTATTATAATCAGATGATGGAGCGCGAACGGCTAACGGTTTGCTTTCATGCGCAGTTAAAACAGCGTCACGCAACGATGCGTTTTGAAGAAATGAACGACGTCGAACGTGAACGACTGGTATGTGCAATTGATGAATTGCGTGGGGCATTCTCAAAACGTCGTCAGGTTGGCGCGAGTGAGTATGCATATATTAGTTTTTTAACAGTCAGTCAGCGTCGCACTTTATTTATGCATGCGGGATTGACAGAAAAAGAATTCAATCAGCCGTACTGGCGCATTAATGAAGAATCATGTTACTGGCGTGATGCTTTATTCCGTGCATTACGTGAATTATTCAGTCTGTTTGAGTATGCACCGACAATTCTGACGTCGGTAAAACCAGAGCAATATCTGCATTAAGTAATTAACCAGAGTTTTTAACGCACTTAATTGTGCGGGGCTTCTTTTTGCCTGGAGAAAGTCATGCATACAGTTTCTGAAAATCAGTGCGGTAAATACGCATTACTGCTGCAACAGGCCAGAACCGAAGCACAGGCCGACGCAGCGACGCGCTTTTCTTCTCATCTTGACGCCATGATTCGCCACATCACAAAGGCGGAGTTATCCCGCGTGGAGATAGTCGAGCTGCTCAGTCAGGAGTCGGAAAAATTTCACAATATCGGATTGTCTCGCGGGGAGGTGCTTTGATGTCCTGTTCTCGTTCAGTTGTATTACTGAATAACGCCTTAAAAATCGCCGTTATGAAAAATGGCGATTTATCTCTTATTCAACTTGGTCTTGATAAAGAAAAACGCGAAATAACTGAGTCTGTTATCGCGATTTATCAGAACGAATTAAACCTCCTGTCTGATGTGGTCAATTTACTTGTGAAACGCGCTGTATTTAACAAGCAAATCTCCTCCGTGGATGAACTGACGAAATTAACGACAGAAATCGCCAGCTATTGCGCTGATGAATTTAAAAACCTTAACGACAAAAGGAACTGGTAATGCCGGACAACGTAGATTTTATTCAGGAACAACAGGCTGAATTACTGGAGCGCCAGATTAACGCGGCAAGGGTAAAGCATTGCGGTGTTTCTGCGCTGGTTTGCGAAGAGTGTGACGCGCCAATACCTGCTGCCCGTCGTGCGGCTTATCCGTCAGCCACGCGTTGTGTTTCCTGCCAGTCAGTCTTTGAAGCAAAAAACAAACATTACCGGAGAACGGCATGAGTATTCGTATTGAAATTGGCGAACGTTATGTCGTTACCAGTGACAGCTTTCAGTTTATTCTCCACGAGAAAAAGAGAGCTGAAAGCGGTAAAAACGCCGGTCAGGAATGGCTGGCGGTGGTTGGTTATTACCCGAAATTAAGCCAGCTTGTTTCCGGCCTGATGCATCACGATATTCTGACCGGAAGCGCAAAGTCTTTTGCTGATTTAAACGCGCAGGTTGAGCAACTCAGCAAGCGTTGTTCAGAGGCTTTTGGCTCATATGGCCGTTAAAGCCTCCGGGCGTTTTGTCCCTCCGTCAGCATTTGCCGCAGGCACCGGTGAGACGTTTACCGGTGCTTATGCATGGAACGCGCCACGCGAGGCCGTCGGGCGCGAAAGACCCCTTACACGTGACGAGATGCGTCAGGTGCAAGGTGTTTTATCCACGATTAATCGCCTGCCTTACTTTTTGCGCTCGCTGTTTACTTCACGCTATGACTACATCCGGCGCAATAAAAGCCCGGTGCACGGGTTTTATTTCCTCACATCCACTTTTCAGCGCCGTTTATGGCCGCGTATTGAGCGCGTGAATCAGCGCCATGAAATGAACACCGACGCGTCGTTGCTGTTTCTGGCAGAGCGTGACCATTATGCGCGTCTGCCGGGGATGAATGACAAGGAGCTGAAAAAGTTTGCCGCCCGTATCTCATCGCAGCTTTTCATGATGTATGAGGAACTCTGCGATGCATGGGTTGATGCACATGGCGAGAAAGAATCGCTGTTTACAGATGAGGCGCAGGCGCATCTGTATGGTCATGTTGCTGGCGCTGCACGTGCTTTCAATATTTCCCCTCTCTACTGGAAAAAATACCGTAAAGGACAGATGACCACGAGGCAGGCATATTCTGCCATTGCCCGTCTGTTTAACGATGAGTGGTGGACTCATCAGCTTAAAGGCCAGCGTATGCGCTGGCATGAGGCGTTACTGATTGCTGTCGGGGAGGTCAATAAAGACCGTTCTCCTTATGCCAGTAAACATGCCATTCGTGATGTGCGTGCACGCCGCCAGGCAAATCTGGAATTTCTTAAATCGTGTGACCTCGAAAACAGGGAAACCGGCGAGCGCATCGACCTTATCAGTAAGGTGATGGGCAGTATTTCTAATCCTGAAATTCGCCGGATGGAGCTGATGAACACCATCGCCGGTATTGAGCGTTACGCCGCCGCAGAGGGTGATGTGGGGATGTTTATCACTCTGACCGCGCCGTCAAAGTATCACCCGACACGTCAGGTCGGAAAAGGCGAAAGTAAAACCGTCCAGCTAAATCACGGCTGGAATGATGAGGCATTTAATCCAAAGGATGCGCAGCGTTATCTCTGCCGCATCTGGAGCCTGATGCGCACGGCATTCAAGGATAATGATTTACAGGTCTACGGTTTGCGAGTCGTCGAGCCACACCACGACGGAACGCCGCACTGGCATATGATGCTTTTTTGTAATCCACGCCAGCGTAACCAGATTATCGAAATCATGCGTCGCTATGCGCTCAAAGAGGATGGTGACGAAAGAGGAGCCGCGCGAAACCGTTTTCAGGCAAAACACCTTAACCGGGGCGGTGCTGCGGGATATATCGCGAAATACATCTCAAAAAACATCGATGGCTATGCACTGGATGGTCAGCTCGATAACGATACCGGCAGGCCGCTGAAAGACACTGCCGCGGCTGTTACCGCATGGGCGTCAACGTGGCGCATTCCGCAATTTAAAACGGTTGGCCTGCCGACAATGGGGGCTTACCGTGAACTACGCAAATTGCCTCGCGGCGTCAGCATTGCTGATGAGTTTGACGAACGCGTCGAGGCTGCACGCGCTGCCGCAGACAGTGGTGATTTTGCGTTGTATATCAGCGCGCAGGGTGGGGCAAATGTTCCGCGCGATTGTCAGACTGTCAGGGTTGCCCGTAGTCCGTCGGATGAAGTTAACGAGTACGAGGAAGAAGTCGAGAGAGTGGTCGGCATTTACGCGCCGCATCTCGGCGCGCGTCATATTCATATCACCAGAACGATGGACTGGCGCATTGTTCCGAAAGTGCCGGTCGTTGAGCCTTTGACTTTAAAAAGCGGCATCGCCGCGCCTCGGAGTCCTGTCAATAACTGTGGAAAGCTCACTGGTGGTGATACTTCGTTACCGGCTCCCACGCCTTCTGAGCACGCCGCAGCAGTGCTTAATCTGGTTGATGACGGTGTTATCGAATGGAATGAACCGGAGGTCGTGAGGGCGCTCAGGGGCGCATTAAAACACGACCTGCGAACGCCAAACCGTCAGCAAAGAAACGGAAGTCCGTTAAAACCACATGAAATTGCGCCATCGGCCAGACTGACCCGGTCGGAACGAATGCAAATCACCCGTATCCGCGTTGACCTTGCTCAGAACGGTATCAGGCCGCAGCGATGGGAGCTTGAGGCGCTGGCGCGTGGGGCAACCGTAAATTATGGCGGGAAAAAATTCACGTATCCGGTCACTGATGAGTGGCCGGGGTTTGTGGATTAAACTTATTGATAAATAATGTGTCAAGATAACGCCAGGTAATTATATATGGTAAGAGTTTGCATTGATAAGAAAGGGAATGTTATCACCGATATCTCTTTGGGAGTCGGGGATTTTGAAGATTGTTGTAGCGTAGCAGAGGAGAAGTATAATCAGGCACTTTGCAGTAATTTTGTGAGTGTGGTGGCAGTGGTGAATGACGATAATGAGAAAATAGGTTTTTGTTCATTCATCATTGAATCTACAGAGGACGCTGTAATATATCAAATAGATTATGTTTGGGTTAAGCAAAGTGAGCGGGGACAAGGGTTATCAAAATTAATGATTCCTTATGTGGCTCAAGAGCTTATTTCTATTTATAAAGACTTGCTTGGAAAGTATTCATTTGGTGATATATGTCTTTGTGATAATTCTGTTTATATATCGGATGGAGGGGCTGTTTTTGGTCGAGGGGTAAAGGGATTCACCTTTAATGTAATTAAGTAATTCCGGGTGAAATGAAAAAGATATCTCAATGTTTGAGATGGAACAAATTTAAGAAACTCCGCCGGTGCTGAAACTTGCTTTCAGTGCTGGCGGAGGTGAAGTAAGGCGTTAGCTAGTTATCAGATTGACACCGAGGGTAAGCAGGTTTGTTACTGCACCGGCAATAACACCAGGTGTCCCGTCCTTCACTGCGCTGATAATCTTATCTCCCATCGTTTCATTACCGCCAAGTGCTTCGGGTTTTTTGTTGAGCACCGCGAGTGCTTTCTCGGTCAGTCGCACATCATGAAAACCGGTCTGATGGTCTGTTCCGTACAGAATATAGCCGTTTTCGCTTAAGAAAGTGAATGTGCCATCAACCACACTACGCAACTGATTCAGTGCTTTCATTTCTGGTGAGTTAAGTTGGTCAAAGTAGTCATCAGGTAACGCGGCGTTAAATTTTTTGTAGGTGATGACTTGTGGTACAGGAAAGTTATCCCATAGCACCGCAAAGATTTCTGCCGTCTGTTGGTTGAATAATTCGAGATTTTTGGACATGCATAGTTCCCTTTCATCAATTAAAGACCCTTATGCCGACTGGGCAAAGAGGCTAACTGTAATGGCCTCAAATAACGACCTGAGCTCACGCGAGGTGGACAGTTACACTGAAAAAATGGTTGAACAAGCCAGTAAAGATGAGCTTATGGTCGTTATAAAATACCTGTTAAATCACATCAGAATGAGTAAATAAAATGATCTATATCAAGATGTTATCTCACATTTATGAAAGTCCGTGGACAACGATTTTTCTGCTAATTGTTGTCAGTACGTGCCTCAACAGTGTGATTGGTACATTGCGCGGCCAGTGACAACTATAAAAATTGATCAGAACCGGCACCATGAATGCCGGTTTTTTTGTGCTTTTTCTGTGATATCCCCGTTTTTATCTGTGCATGGTTTTGCATGTGCCGGAGTTACATGTTCTGGCTGTGCGTCCGCCAGGACTGGCGTGGCTCAAAAGCGGTATTGCAACTGCATTAAAACCGCCCCATGAAGCGGGCGGGCGAGGCGGGGAAAGCACTGCGCGCTGGCGGTGGTGCGGATTTTATTTTTTCAGCGTCTCAGCGCGTCGTGACGGCGCTTAGTCTGCCCGTTGAGGCGTTGGTGTGTCTGCGGGGTGTTTTGTGCGGTGGTGAGCGTGTGAGGGGGTGATGACGGGGTGTAAAAAAGCCGCCCGCAGGCGGCGATGTTCAGCCGTTGTCAGTGTCCAGTGAGTAGTTTTTAAATCGGATGACCTCCTGACCGAGCCAGCCGTTTATTTCGCGGATCCTGTCCTGTAACGGGATAAGCTCATTGCGGACAAAGACCTTTGCCACTTTCTCAATATCACCCAGCGACCCGACGTTCTCCGGCTTGCCGCCCATCAACTGAAAGGGGATGCGGTGCGCGTCCAGCAGGTCAGCGGCGCTGGCTTTTTTGATATTAAAAAAATCGTCCTTCGTTGCCACTTCACTGAGCGGGATAATTTTGATGCCGTCGGCTTTCCCCTGTGGGGCATAGAGAAACAGATTTTTAAAGTTGTTGCGGCCTTTCGACTTCACCATGTTTTCGCGGAGCATTTCGATATCGTTGCGATCCTGCACGGCATCAGTGACGTACATGATGTATCCGGCATGAGCGCCGTTTTCGTAATACTTGCGGCGGAACAGTGTGGCTGATTCATTCAGCCAGGCAGAATTAAGGGCGCTGAGATATTCCGGCAGGCCGTACAGCTCCTGATTAATATCCGGCTCCAGCAGGTGAAACACGGAGCCGGGCGCGAAGGCTGTCGGCTCGTTGAAGGACGGCACCCACCAGTAAACATCCTCTTGCACGCCACGGCGGGTATATTTTGCCGGTGAGGTTTCCAGTCTGATGACCTTACCGGTGGTGCTGTAACGCTTTTCCAGAAACGCATTACCGAACACCAGAAAATCCAGCACAAAGCGGCTGAAATCCTGCTGGGAAAGCCACGGATGCGGGATAAATGTCGAGGCCAGAATATTGCGTTTGACGTAAATCGGCGAGCTGTGATGCACGGCAGCACGCAGACTTTTTGCCAGGCCGGTAAAGCTGACCGGTGGCTCATACCATCTGCCGTTACTGATGCACTCGACGTAATCCAGAATGTCACGGCGGTCGAGTACCGGCACCGGCTCGCCAAAGGTGAATGCCTCCATTTTCGGGGCGCTGGCAGTCATTTTTTTTGCCGCAGGTTGCGGTGTTTTCCCTTTTTTCTTGCTCATCAGTAAAACTCCAGAATGGTGGATGTCAGCGGGGTGCTGATACCGGCGGTGAGTGGCTCATTTAACAGGGCGTGCATGGTCGCCCAGGCGAGGTCTGCGTGGCTGGCTTCCTCGCTGCGGCTGGCCTCATAGGTGGCGCTGCGTCCGCTGCTGGTCATGGTCTTGCGGATAGCCATAAACGAGCTGGTGATGTCGGTGGCGCTGACGTCATATTCCAGACAGCCACGGCGGATAACGTCTTTTGCCTTGAGCACCATTGCGGTTTTCATTTCCGGCGTGTAGCGGATGTCGCGTGCGGCGGGATAGAACGAGCGCACGAGCTGGAACACGCCGACACCGAGGCCGGTGGCATCAATACCGATGTATTCGACGTTGTATTTCTCGGTGAGTTTGCGGATAGATTCAGCCTGAGTGGCAAAGTCCATGCCTTTCCACTGGTGACGCTCAAGTATTCTGAATTTGCCACCGGCCACCACCGGAGGTGCCAGTACCACGCATCCGGCGCTGTCGCCACGGTGTGACGGGTCGTAACCAATCCATACCGGGCGGGAGCCGAACGGATTCGCGGCAAACGGCGCATAGTCTTCCCATTCTTCCAGCGTGTCGACCATGCAGCGTTGCAGCTCCTCGAACGGGAACACCGATGCCTTGTCGTCAACAAATTCACACATGAACAGGTTTTTAAAATCGTCGGCGCTGTTTTCGCGTTTGAGCTGCTCAATGTCGAACAATGTGCAGCCGCCTTTCAGGGCGTCCTCAATGGTGACAATCTGCCGCCACTGGCCGTCCGCACAGAGAAGACCACCGGCAAGAGCGTTATGACTGACGTCGATTTCCACGCGTTCGGCGGCGCTGGCGCGTCCCCGGTTAAACAGTTCACCCGACCAGAACGGGTAGGCGTCGTGCGCCAGCGTGGACGGGGTGGAGAAATAGGTCGAGCGCAGGTGACTCTGTGAGGCCATACCTGATGCCACCTTACGCAGTACCTGAAAATTCGGGATCCAGAAAATCTCGTCGACGTACAGGTCGCCGTTATGGCTCTGTGCGGTGTTGGAGTTGGTGCCGAGAAAAATCAGTTTTGCGCCGTTATTGCCCAGGACAATCGGGTCACCGGTCAGGTCAACGTCAACCAGCCGGGCAAAGGCGATGATGTATTCACGGAACACATACGCCTGCGTTTTACTGGCCGACAGAAAAATCTGGTTATGGCCGGTTTTCAGGGCGCGCAGCAGCGCCTCGCGGGAAAAATAAAACGTTGCGCCAATCTGGCGGGATTTCAGGATATCGCGGATGCGGTGCTCAAGCCCGGCACGATACCAGTGCAACTGATAGTCGAAAGACTGCTCAAAGAAAATCTGCTCCAGCTTTTCGATGGCCTCGTCACTGAAAAAATTCTTTTTCGGTTTGCGCCGCCCGCCTTTGTTGCGGTTAGCGACGTTCGGATTAAGGTCTGCCTCGTTGCCGGTCTGGCTGTAACGGTTGACCCGTGCCAGTCGTTCAATCTGGCGTCCGAGCAGGTCAATTTCCTTGAAGTCACCGCCGGTTTTCTGCGGTTTGATAATGAGCTGGGTCAGCCGCGCTTCCAGACTCATTTCGACACGGCTGATGGGGGCAACGCTGTCCCAGCCGTCGCGCTGTTTCCAGCTCTGCACCGTCGGGCGTTTCATCTGCAACATGGCGGCAATCTGCGGCACGGAAAATCCCTGCCAGTACAGCAGCGCCGCCTGACGACGCGGGTCGTGTAAAAGAGTGGTGTCTGTGGTGATGGTCATGAATACCTCGCCGTGATGAATACACGGCAAGGCTACTGAGTCGCGCCCCGCGATTCGCTAAGGTGCTGTTGTGTCAGTGATAAGCCATCCGGGACTGATGGCGGAGGATGCGCATCGTCGGGAAACTGATGCCGACATGTGACTCCTCTAATCACTATTCAGGACTCCTGACAATGGCAAAAAAAGTCTCAAAATTCTTTCGTATCGGCGTTGAGGGTGACACCTGTGACGGGCGTGTCATCAGTGCGCAGGATATTCAGGAAATGGCCGAAACCTTTGACCCGCGTGTCTATGGTTGCCGCATTAACCTGGAACATCTGCGCGGCATCCTGCCTGACGGTATTTTTAAGCGTTATGGCGATGTGGTCGAACTGAAGGCCGAAAAGATTGACGATGATTCGGCGCTGAAAGGCAAATGGGCGCTGTTTGCGAAAATCACCCCGACCGATGACCTTATCGCGATGAACAAGGCCGCGCAGAAGGTCTATACCTCAATGGAAATTCAGCCGAACTTTGCCAATACCGGCAAATGTTATCTGGTGGGTCTGGCCGTCACCGATGACCCGGCAAGCCTCGGCACGGAATACCTGGAATTCTGCCGCACGGCAAAACACAACCCTCTGAACCGCTTCAAATTAAGCCCTGAAAACCTGATTTCAGTGGCAACGCCTGTTGAGCTGGAATTTGAAGACCTGCCTGAAACCGTGTTCACCGCCCTGACCGAAAAGGTGAAATCCATTTTTGGCCGCAAACAGGCCAGCGATGACGCCCGTCTGAATGACGTGCATGAAGCGGTGACCGCTGTCGCTGAGCATGTGCAGGAAAAACTGAGCGCCACTGAGCAGCGCCTTGCTGAGATGGAAACCGCCTTTTCCGCACTTAAGCAGGATGTGACTGACAGGGCGGATGAAACCAGTCAGGCATTCACCCGCCTGAAAAACAGTCTCGACCACACCGAAAGTCTGACCCAGCAGCGCCGCAGTAAAGCCACCGGCGGTGGCGGTGACGCCCTGATGACGAACTGCTGACCGGCGTCAGTCAGTCCGGGAAAACCTTCACGATTAACCCTTAATTTCAGGAAAAACTATGCGCCAGGAAACCCGCTTTAAATTTAATGCCTACCTGTCCCGTGTTGCCGAACTGAACGGCATCGACGCCGGTGATGTGTCGAAAAAATTCACCGTTGAACCGTCGGTCACCCAGACCCTGATGAACACCATGCAGGAGTCTTCTGACTTTCTGACCCGCATCAACATTGTGCCGGTCAGCGAAATGAAAGGGGAAAAAATTGGTATCGGTGTCACCGGCTCCATCGCCAGCACCACCGACACTGCCGGTGGCACCGAGCGTCAGCCGAAGGACTTCTCGAAGCTGGCGTCAAACAAGTACGAATGCGACCAGATTAACTTCGATTTTTATATCCGCTACAAAACGCTTGACCTGTGGGCGCGTTATCAGGATTTCCAGCTCCGTGTCCGTAACGCCATTATCAAACGTCAGTCCCTTGATTTCATCATGGCCGGTTTTAACGGCGTGAAGCGTGCCGAAACCTCTGACCGCAGCAGCAATCCGATGCTGCAGGATGTGGCGGTCGGCTGGCTGCAGAAATACCGCAATGAAGCCCCGGCGCGCGTGATGAGCAAGGTCACTGACGAGGAAGGGCACACCACCTCTGAGGTCATCCGCGTGGGTAAGGGCGGTGATTATGCCAGCCTTGATGCACTGGTGATGGATGCGACCAACAACCTGATTGAACCGTGGTATCAGGAAGACCCTGACCTTGTGGTGATTGTGGGGCGTCAGCTACTGGCGGACAAGTATTTTCCCATCGTCAACAAGGAGCAGGACAACAGCGAAATGCTGGCCGCTGACGTCATCATCAGCCAGAAACGCATCGGCAACCTGCCAGCGGTACGCGTCCCGTACTTCCCGGCGGATGCGATGCTCATCACGAAGCTGGAAAACCTGTCCATCTACTACATGGATGACAGCCATCGCCGCGTGATTGAGGAAAACCCGAAACTCGACCGCGTGGAGAACTACGAGTCAATGAACATTGATTACGTGGTGGAGGACTACGCCGCCGGTTGTCTGGTGGAAAAAATTAAGGTCGGTGATTTCTCCACACCGGCTAAGGCGACCGCAGAGCCGGGAGCGTAACCGATGACGAGTCCCGCACAGCGCCACATGATGCGGGTCTCGGCAGCGATGACCGCGCAGCGGGAAGCCGCCCCGCTGCGACATGCAACTGTCTATGAGCAGATGCTGGTTAAGCTCGCCGCAGACCAGCGCACACTGAAAGCGATTTATTCAAAAGAGCTGAAGGCCGCGAAAAAGCGCGAACTGCTGCCGTTCTGGTTGCCGTGGGTGAACGGCGTGCTGGAGCAGGGCAAAGGCGCACAGGATGACATTCTGATGACGGTCATGCTGTGGCGTCTGGATACCGGCGATATTGCCGGTGCGCTGGAGATTGCCCGTTATGCCCTGAAATACGGTCTGACCATGCCGGGTAAACACCGCCGCACCCCGCCGTACATGTTCACCGAGGAGGTGGCGCTTGCGGCCATGCGCGCCCACGCGGCCGGTGAGTCTGTGGATACCCGCCTGCTGACGGAGACCCTTGAACTGACTGCCGCTGCTGACATGCCTGATGAAGTGCGCGCAAAGCTGCACAAAATCACCGGTCTGTTTCTGCGTGACGGTGGTGATGCCGCCGGTGCGCTGGCTCACCTGCAACGTGCGACACAGCTCGACTGTCAGGCAGGCGTCAAAAAAGAGATTGAACGACTGGAGCGGGAGCTGAAACCGAAGCCGGAGCCGCAACCCAAAGCGGCCACCCGCGCCCCGCGTAAGACCCGGAGCGTGACACCGGCAAAACGTGGACGCCCGAAAAAGAAAGCCAGTTAACAACCGAATGCGCCCCGCGCCAGGGCGGCACGCCGGTCAGTGAGGGTGAATCACCTGACACTGCACCGGCGTCCACCGCCCGACTTTTCAGAGGTAGTCATGATGACGCTGATTATTCCGCGAAAGGAGGCTCCCGTGTCCGGTGAGGGTACGGTGGTCATCCCGCAACCGGCAGGCGACGAGCCGGTGATTAAAAACACGTTCTTTTTTCCCGATATCGACCCGAAGCGCGTCCGGGAACGTATGCGCCTTGAGCAGACCGTCGCCCCCGCCCGTCTGCGTGAGGCCATCAAGTCAGGCATGGCGGAGACGAATGCGGAGCTGTACGAGTACCGCGAACAGAAAATTGCTGCCGGTTTTACGCGTCTGGCGGACGTCCCGGCGGACGACATCGACGGTGAAAGCATCAAAGTTTTTTACTACGAGCGCGCCGTGTGTGCGATGGCAACCGCATCGCTTTATGAGCGTTATCGCGGCGTGGATGCCAGTGCGAAAGGCGACAAGAAGGCCGACAGCATTGACAGCACCATTGATGAGCTGTGGCGGGATATGCGCTGGGCAGTGGCGCGCATCCAGGACAAGCCGCGCTGCATCGTGAGTCAAATCTGATGAAGACCTTTGCGCTACAGGGCGACACGCTCGACGCCATCTGTGTCCGGTATTACGGGCGCACTGAGGGCGTGGTTGAGACCGTGCTCGCCGCAAATCCGGGACTGGCTGAACTGGGTGCGGTGCTGCCACACGGCACCGCCGTCGAACTGCCCGACGTTCAGACCGCGCCCGTGGCTGAAACTGTCAATCTGTGGGAGTAACGCATGACAGCAGAAGAAAAAAGCGTCCTGTCGCTTTTCATGATTGGGGTGCTGATTGTTGTCGGCAAGGTGCTTGCCGGTGGTGAACCCATCACCCCGCGTCTGTTTATCGGGCGCATGTTGCTCGGTGGTTTTGTCTCGATGGTTGCCGGTGTTGTTCTGGTGCAGTTTCCTGACCTGTCACTGCCTGCGGTGTGCGGTATCGGCTCCATGCTGGGTATCGCCGGTTATCAGGTGATTGAGATTGCCATTCAGCGCCGTTTTAAGGGCAGGGGGAAACAGTAATGCCGGTAATTAACACGCATCAGAATATCGCGGCCTTTCTCGACATGCTGGCCGTGTCCGAAGGGACGGCGAATCATCCGCTGACGAAAAACCGGGGCTATGACGTGATAGTCACCGGACTGGACGGGAAGCCGGAAATTTTCACTGACTACAGTGACCACCCGTTTGCGCATGGCCGACCGGCGAAGGTGTTTAACCGTCGCGGTGAAAAATCCACGGCCTCCGGTCGCTATCAGCAGCTTTACCTGTTCTGGCCGCACTACCGCAAACAGCTTGCCCTGCCGGATTTCAGTCCGTTGTCACAGGACAGGCTCGCCATTCAGTTGATCCGCGAACGCGGTGCACTGGATGACATCCGGGCGGGACGCATTGAGCGCGCCATTTCACGCTGTCGCAATATCTGGGCGTCCCTGCCGGGTGCCGGTTACGGTCAGCGTGAGCATTCACTGGAAAAACTGGTCACCGTCTGGCGTACCGCTGGCGGCGTACCGGCTTAAACGGAGTAAACACCATGAAGAAATTATCCCTTTCACTGATGCTGAATGTGTCGCTGGCGCTGATGCTGGCACTGTCCCTGATTTACCCGCAGAGCGTGGCCGTCAGTTTTGTCGCCACCTGGGCGATTCTGGCGACGGTTATCTGTGTGGTTGCCGGTGGTGTCGGTGTGTATGCCACTGAGTATGTACTGGAACGCTACGGACGGGAGCTGCCGCCGGAATCGCTGGCCGTGAAGATTGTCACGTCGCTGTTTTTGCAGCCGGTGCCGTGGCGCAGACGGGCAGTAGCTCTGGTGGTGATGGTGGCGACATTTATCTCGCTGGTCGCTGCCGGGTGGATTTTTACCGCGCTGATTTATCTCGTGGCATCGGTGTTCTTCCGGCTGATACGTACGGCCTGCCGTCAGCGTTTTGAGGGGCGGGAACCATGTCAAGGCTGATGATTGTGCTGGTCGTGTTGTTATCGCTGGCGGTGGCGGGTCTGTTTCTGGCGAAGCATAAAAACGCCAGCCTGCGCACCTCACTGGACAGGGCAAACAACGTAGCCAGCGAGCAACAGGCGACCATCACCATGCTGAAAAATCAGCTTCATGTTGCGCTCACCAGGGCAGACAAAAACGAGCTGGCGCAGGTGGCACTGCGTCAGGAACTGGAAAACGCCGCGAAGCGTGAAGCTCAGCGCGAGAAAACCATCACGAGATTACTCAATGAAAACGAAGATTTCCGCCGCTGGTATGGCGCTGACCTGCCTGATGCTGTGCGCCGGTTGCACCAGCGCCCCGCCTGCACCGACGCCAGTGATTGTCCACAACGCCTGCCCGAAAGTGAGTCTTTGCCCGATGCCGGGCAGTGACCCGCAGACGAACGGCGATTTAAGTGCCGATAACCCCGCGCCGTCGGCGTCGGCGGATGCCCTGCATATCCGTTTCCCTGACGGGGCGGTGATTGAGTATGAACCTGAAACCAGTGCACTCACGGTAAGCGGAATTAAAACGGCCAGCGTGACGGCTTCTGATTCTGTTACTGCCACGGTGCCGGTGGTCATGGTGAAAGCATCAACCCGCGTCACCCTGGACACACCGGAGGTGGTCTGCACCAACAGGCTGATTACCGGCACGCTGGAAGTGCAGAAGGGCGGGACGATGCGCGGCAACATTGAACACACCGGCGGTGAACTTTCATCAAACGGTAAAGTACTGCATACCCATAAACACCCCGGCGACAGCGGCGGCAAAATCCGGTCAAACGTGGTGAGCAGGTTATCGAACAGGTCACGCTGATGAAACCCAATGCCGGGACGCTACGCGGTGTCAGTCTGGCTGCGGTTGCAAACTCCGAAGTCGATGCACTGATTAAGGTGCTGCCGCGCATGACGGCACCGATGCTGACCGAGCAGGAAGTCGCCGCGCTGGAACTGCCTGACCTTGTGGCGCTGGCCGGTAAGGTGGTCGGTTTTTTGTCGCCGAACTCGGTGCAGTGACGTTTCCAAAAAATCTCTCGGTCGATGACCTGATGGCGGATGTGGCAGTGATATTTCACTGGCCGCCATCAGAACTGTATCCCATGAGCCTGACCGAACTCATCACATGGCGCGAAAAGGCGCTCCGGCGAAGCGGAAACACGAATGAGTAACAATGTAAAATTACAGGTATTGCTCAGGGCTGTTGACCAGGCATCCCGCCCGTTTAAATCCATCCGCACAGCGAGTAAGTCGCTGTCGGGGGATATCCGGGAAACACAAAAATCACTGCGCGAGCTGAACGGTCACGCATCCCGTATTGAGGGATTCCGCAAGACCAGTGCACAGCTCGCCGTGACTGGTCATGCACTTGAAAAGGCACGGCAGGAGGCCGAAGCCCTTGCCACACAGTTTAAAAACACCGAACGTCCGACCCGTGCTCAGGCGAAAGTGCTGGAATCAGCAAAGCGAGCGGCGGAGGACTTACAGGCGAAATATAACCGCCTGACGGATTCCGTTAAACGCCAGCAGCGGGAACTGGCCGCTGTGGGAATTAATACCCGCAATCTTGCACATGATGAGCAGGGGCTGAAAAACCGTATCAGTGAAACCACCGCACAGCTTAATCGTCAGCGCGACGCACTGGCGCGTGTCAGTGCGCAACAGGCAAAACTTAACGCAGTAAAACAGCGTTATCAGGCCGGAAAGGAACTGGCCGGAAATATGGCCTCAGTGGGCGCTGCCGGTGTGGGGATTGCGGCGGCGGGAACGATGGCCGGAGTTAAGCTGCTGATGCCCGGTTATGAGTTTGCGCAGAAAAACTCAGAATTGCAGGCCGTGCTAGGAGTGGCAAAAGACTCCGCCGAAATGACCGCACTCCGCAAGCAGGCGCGCCAGCTCGGCGACAATACCGCAGCCTCGGCGGATGATGCGGCCGGTGCGCAGATTATTATTGCGAAAGCCGGTGGGGATGTTGATGCCATTCAGGCGGCAACGCCGGTCACGCTGAACATGGCGCTGGCGAACCGCCGCACGATGGAAGAAAACGCCGCCCTGCTGATGGGGATGAAATCCGCCTTTCAGCTTTCAAACGATAAGGTCGCTCATATCGGGGATGTTCTCTCCATGACGATGAACAAAACCGCCGCCGATTTTGACGGCATGAGCGATGCGCTGATCTATGCCGCACCTGTGGCAAAAAATGCCGGTGTCAGCATTGAAGAAACCGCCGCAATGGTCGGGGCGCTGCATGATGCAAAAATCACAGGCTCAATGGCGGGGACGGGAAGCCGTGCCGTGTTAAGCCGCCTGCAGGCACCGACGGGAAAAGCATGGGATGCACTCAAAGAGCTTGGAGTGAAAACCTCAGACAGCAAGGGAAACACCCGGCCAATATTTACCATTCTGAAAGAAATGCAGGCCAGTTTTGAGAAAAACCGGCTCGGTACTGCCCAGCAGGCTGAATACATGAAAACTATTTTCGGGGAGGAGGCCAGCTCAGCCGCCGCCGTGCTGATGACTGCCGCCTCAACCGGAAAGCTGGACAAACTGACCGCTGCGTTTAAAGCCTCAGACGGGAAGACCGCCGAGCTGGTAAATATCATGCAGGACAACCTAGGCGGTGACTTTAAAGAGTTTCAGTCCGCTTATGAGGCAGTGGGGACTGACCTGTTTGACCAGCAGGAAGGCGCGCTGCGTAAGCTCACGCAGACGGCCACAAAGTATGTGTTAAAACTCGACGGCTGGATCCAGAAAAACAAATCACTGGCGTCAACCATCGGCATCATTGCCGGTGGCGCGCTGGCGCTGACTGGCATCATCGGTGCCATTGGCCTCGTAGCCTGGCCGGTTATCACCGGCATCAATGTCATCATCGCGGCAGCAGGCGCAATGGGGGCAGTCTTCACGACGGTTGGCAGTGCTGTTATGACCGCCATCGGGGCTATTAGCTGGCCTGTTGTGGCCGTGGTGGCCGCAATTGTCGCCGGGGCGTTGCTTATCCGTAAATACTGGGAGCCTGTCAGCGCATTCTTTGGCGGTGTGGTGGAAGGGCTGAAAGTGGCATTTGCGCCGGTGGGGGAACTGTTCACGCCACTTAAGCCGGTGTTTGACTGGCTGGGTGAAAAGTTACAGGCCGCGTGGCAGTGGTTTAAAAACCTGATTGCCCCGGTCAAAGCCACTCAGGACACCCTGAACAGTTGCCGTGACACGGGGGTCATGTTCGGGCAGGCACTGGCTGACGCGCTGATGCTGCCGCTTAATGCGTTCAACAAACTGCGCAGCGGTATTGACTGGGTACTGGAAAAACTCGGTGTTATCAACAAAGAGTCAGACACACTTGACCAGACCGCCGCCAGAACTCAAGCCGCCACGTATGGCAGCGGTGGTTATATTCCGGCGACCAGCTCTTATGCAGGCTATCAGCCGGTCACGGCACCGGCTGGCCGCTCTTATGTAGACCAGAGTAAAAACGAATATCACATCAACCTGACGGGGAGTACTGCGCCGGGGACACAGCTTGACCGCCAGTTACAGGATGCGCTCGAAAAATACGAGCGGGATAAACGTGCGCGCGCCCGTGCCAGCATGATGCATGACGGTTAAGGAGGTGACGAAAAATGATGCTAGCGTTAGGTATGTTTGTTTTTATGCGCCAGACGCTGCCACACCAGACCATGCAGCGTGAATCAGATTATCGCTGGCCGTCAAATTCCCGTATCGGTAAACGGGATGCCTTTCAGTTTCTCGGTGTTGGCGAGGAAAACATCACGCTTGCCGGTGTGCTTTATCCCGAGCTGACCGGCGGAAAGCTGACGATGACTACGCTCAGGCTGATGGCAGAGGAAGGTCGGGCGTGGCCGTTGCTGGATGGCACCGGCATGATTTACGGCATGTATGTCATCAGCAGGGTGAGTGAAACAGGGAGTATTTTCTTTGCAGACGGCACACCCCGAAAAATTGATTTTACGCTGTCGCTCACCCGCGTTGATGAATCACTGGCCGCGCTTTATGGCGATATCGGTAAACAGGCGGAATCGCTCATCGGTAAGGCTGGCAGTCTGGCGACTAAATTCACGGGTATGACGGGGGCGGGATAATGCTGGATGCGCTGACATTTGATGCAGGCAGTACGCTGACGCCGGATTACATGCTGATGCTCGACAGCAGGGATATTACCGGCAATATCAGCGACCGTCTGATGAGTATGACCCTGACGGATAACAGGGGCTTTGAGGCTGACCAGCTTGATATTGAACTGAACGATGCTGACGGGCAGGTCGGGCTGCCGGTTCGTGGCGCTGTCCTGACGGTGTATATCGGCTGGAAAGGTTTTGCCCTGGTATGCAAAGGGAAATTTACCGTTGATGAGGTTGAACACCGGGGCGCGCCGGATGTGGTTACCATCCGCGCCCGGAGTGCAGATTTTCGCGGGACGCTCAATTCCCGCCGGGAAGGCTCCTGGCATGACACCACGCTCGGTGCGATTGTTGAGGCGATAGCCTCCCGTAACAGGCTGGAAGCCAGTGTCGCGCCGTCACTGGCAGGAATTAAAATCCCGCACATCGACCAGTCGCAGGAGTCTGATGCGAAATTCCTGACCCGTCTTGCAGAACGCAACGGCGGTGAGGTCTCGGTAAAAATGGGAAAACTGTTGTTTCTCAAAGCGGGGCAGGGGGTGACGGCCAGCGGTAAAAAAATCCCGCAGGTCACCATCACCCGCAGCGACGGTGACCGTCATCATTTTGCGATTGCTGACCGTGGAGCCTATACCGGCGTAACGGCAAAGTGGCTTCACACCAAAGACCCGAAGCCACAAAAGCAGAAGGTAAAACTGAAACGCAAAAAGAAAGAGAAACACCTGCGCGCACTGGAGCACCCGAAAGCGAAACCGGTCAGGCAGAAGAAAGCGCCAAAAGTACCGGAAGCGCGCGAAGGTGAATACATGGCCGGTGAGGCTGACAACGTTTTTGCCCTGACCACGGTATATGCCACGAAAGCACAGGCCATGCGTGCTGCTCAGGCGAAGTGGGACAAACTGCAACGGGGCGTTGCGGAGTTCTCCATCATCCTGGCTACTGGTCGTGCAGATATTTACACGGAAACACCGGTCAGAGTGTCAGGCTTTAAGCGCGTCATAGACGAGCAGGACTGGACAATCACTAAGGTGACACATTTTCTGAATAATAGCGGCTTCACGACGTCCTTGGAGCTTGAGGTCAGGCTTTCTGATGTGGAGTACGAAACAGAAGATTATGAGTGATGTCTTTTGTTTATCTGTTTGTTTTATAAAGATAAATTAACTAAAATGGCACTATCAACAAAACCGGAAGAGGTGCTCGCGATGTTTCATTGTCCTTTATGCCAGCATGCCGCACATGCGCGTACAAGTCGCTATATCACTGACACGACAAAAGAGCGTTATCATCAGTGCCAGAACGTGAATTGCAGCGCCACGTTCATCACTTATGAGTCGGTACAGCGATACATCGTGAAGCCGGGAGAAGTCCATGCCGTAAGGCCGCACCCGTTGCCGTCAGGACAGCAAATTATGTGGATGTGA